GATTAGGTAAACGACGTTGCAAGCGATTATCAAATTCTTCCCAATAATCATCGCCAGTCGGATCCCAACCTTCAGAAACCATCCGCTCGTCAATCAATTTGGCAATCTGACTGTCTTCGTCTTTACCACTCGGGTCATACCAAGGGTTACGAGCCATCCAGTCTTTTGCCATATCAATCATTCGCGGATCCACACGCTTTTCCGGCTCCGGCATGTGTTCTGCTTGCTTACGAAACTCTTGCATCTCACGCAGGCGGTCGCGCGAAGCAATATAAGCCTCTTGGGCTTTAATCATTGCGTTACCGTCTGAGTTTTCAGTCGCCTCACGAATTAGCGACTGCGCATATTGCATACGTTGCGCTTCATCTTGAATTGCAGAATCAAGGCGCGACAAATCGTTGTTGTAGCTCTTACGCTCAATAACAGACAAACGATCCATCAACTCCTGATTCTGGCGCTTCAAATAATCAAGCTGCGCCTTTTCAGCGTTACGCTTTTCTTTAGCGTATTGCTTCTTTGCATGACGGCGTTGACGATTGGCCTCACGAACGGCCTCCTTCTCGTCTTCCGACATGTCACTGGTTGTAGGTTGGTCGTCTTCGTGACTATCCTGCTCAATGGGCTCCTCACCCTCCGGCAGTTCGACAACCGCGGAACCATCAATCTCTTCAATGACATCGATGGGGTTTTCTTTGTTCTCGCTCACAGAAAGGCCCTCATAGCTAGCGGATCACCGGTTACCTTTGCGATAACCTCGTGGTCGTTGAGAATCATGAACAACGCCGGTTCTTCCAAGTCGTCGTCTCCCGGCACTTTGACTTCCCATCGGTCGCCCCCCCACTTCGGGACGCGCAGATAGTCGCCAATCTCACACCAAGAGCCCTCCGGCCACGATTGCATCGTGTCGCGGTGCTTGAATGCCAGCGGACCAATATCAACTACCTTGGCCACCATGTTGTTCCACTTCTCGGTTTCCTTGGTCTCTTCAACCAAGATAATCCCCGCCTGCCCAACCTTCTTTTTTGCACGACGCAGCTGTACAAGAATGCGTCCGCCGAGAGGTTTAGCACCGGGGTCTACGCTCGGAAATGCCCAAGCCAACTCAGCTTCGTTAGAAGCTTCCGGTTTACCTGTCGTCATCGTCTTCCTTTAGTAATGAATCAAGAATCTGCAGAGCCTCCTGTAGGCCCGCATGATGTCCAACCATGCGTTGATAGGTTTCCCAATTCGACGCATTTCCTGCAGCCAAAGACACAGCAATCTCTGATTGCCGTACTTTCAGCCCTCCAATCAAGTCAGATAGAAGGCTCACTTCTTCTTAACTTGACTCAGAGCACCTTGCGATTGACCCTTCGGCTGCATGCTGCTGCCGTCAAGCTTTTCGCCTTGAGCAATGCGCTTGTGCTGCGGCACATTGATGCCCTTCTGTTCCTTGTCACTCGTAGCCATATTGGCCTCCTTGTTTTGTGGTTAGATCCAACACAGCCTTCTCGCCGTCCTGCTTCAACTTGGCGGCATCGCGGGTCAACCGGGCTGTCTCGATGCGCTCCTTCAACTCCTGATCGCCTGTAGCAATGGCAAGCTTGAGCTGTAGTTCTTCCATGGCGTGCTGCTGATCTGCCTGCAGCTTCTGCACGTCCAACTGCAAGCGAGCGGCCAGCTCCTTGTCCTTGAGGCCCATCTCTGCTTGGTCGCGCTGGGTACGACGCTGCGTCTCGGCCATGCTGGTCTGCAGCAGGACTTGACCATCCGGCGTCAGCTGGGGCTTCGGCTTGAACTGCTCCATCGTCTGGACCATCTTCTGAATGACCGGCATGATTCCAGCCAACGTCTGCTCGGCATCCATGTCCACATGCTGGGATGCAGCACCAAACAGCTTGTCAACGTCTTTCGGATCATCCATTTCGCTGTAGTCTTCAATCTTGCGACCCAAAGCCTGCTGGACATAACCATTCATGCGGTTCAGGTACCACAGCGAGATGTGCTGCTTGATGTGTTCCATGGCTTTTGGCAGGAACGACGGAGCGACCATAGGATTGCCACCGAATACAGGGTTCTTGGCGTAGTCCAGATGCGCTTGGATGTGCCCAAGGTGGTCCTGCTCAGGGAAGGCATAGGCAGACTGGCCAATCGTCATGGCGACGTTCTCATTGGCTGCGTCCATCTTCTCCGGCGCAGGAGTGTCAACCATCAATTCGTTGACGCCCGGCACCTTGATCTGCTTCATGAAACGCTCAATCACAGCCTTCTGGTTAAACAGCTGCGGGTAGTCCTTCATCACGGCCATAACAGCCTGTGTTTGGGCCATCCGCTGCGTTTCAGAGAAGATGTGCGGGTCAGAGACCGGAATAACGTCGGTTACACGCGCAAAATCCTCACGCTCAATGTCCAAATCCTCAACAACCTCACCGCGGCGCATATCATCCAGATACCAGCGGTTGATTCGGCTCAAAACTTTGAGTACACGGCCTTGAGATTCATGCAATCGGGCGTGAATGGCAGAGAAAACAGCCGCGCCCTGCTCAATCATTGCCTGAGTGGTGCCTACAGGAGCGTTTGAGGTAACGTCAGCAATCTTTTCTTCCGCGGTGGTGACCACACCCTTGGCGGCATTAGTCAACCACTCCAGAAGCTGGAACAGAACCGAGCTCGGCGCGTTGAAAGGCATCGGCATGGCAATCTTGCGGATGTCATCGACACCCGGAGCGCCTTCAATCTCTGCAACTTGGGTTACTTCAACCTGCTGAGACTGCCCGGAAATCTTAGCGCCCTTGAGCTTGAGCATCGTGGCGGCATTATTGATATGAGCGCTATCAAGCAGAGCCCGCAGAGAGCCAGTAAGGGCAGCACTAAGGCCGCCAATAAGGTGCGGAAGACCGACTGCATAGGCGCCTCTCCAAGGAATGAACTTAAACTCAATGATCCAGTCGAGTTTGGTAAAAGATTCGTCACCTTCTTCCCAGTTGCGGTACAAACCCAGCACCTGAGAGTCCAGCTCGTCGATCATTAAGATGTACGGCGCTGATTCACCCTTGGTATACGGGTCGTCTTCAAGCTCCAGCCATGTATAGACGTGGTAAACGCGGCGCAGACCGTCTTCGTTGTCACCCAGATTGCGGCCTTCAATCTTGTCCGTGGCCTTCTGCGGTCCAGTCTGCTCAGGATCCATCGTGGCGCGGATGTAAGACACGTCGCGGTAGAGCCCAGAGGCAATTCTGGCCTTGAACTCGTAGTCAGAAACGTCATCAACCTCAGTAACGCGCTGCGCGGTGTAGAAACTACCGGCCGAGAACGGCAGCAGGACGTTATCAATGGGCAGGAATTGCGCACAAGGGCGGCGCTTCTTCTCGTCGTACCACAGCTTGAGGTACTGAGAGCCACCCAAAGGCAGCTGGGTGAGCATTTGTTCTTGCTCATCGCGGAACTCTTCAATCTGTTCCGTCAACTGCCAGTTCATAAAGTCGGATTTGCGCTCAGCAATCTCGACTTTTTCCTTTTCTACGTCACCAAGGATCTTGGTTCGGGTAGGACCATCAGGCGGGAACAGCTCTTTGATGGCTCGAGAGGCGAAATCTACGCAAGCCTCAGCCATAACCGGGTGGACAACCTTGCTGGCACCGTTGAAGTTAGCGCCACCGGGGGCGTCGTTACCCATACCAGTGCGGCGGATGCCCTCTTCATACTGCTTGTCGCGCTGCTTGCGGGCTTCTTTGTCCTTCTCGGCGTACTCAATGTAGCGCAGAGCCAGACTATCAACCGACATGAAGTCCAGACGGTCTGAATCAGCGAGGTTTTCGTAGAAGTCAGGCTCTTCCAGCGGACCTTTGATGTCCATGTGGACCATTACCGAACCATCAGGCAGCTCTTCAAGCTCCGAATCGTCAATCGGCTCTTCTACTTCCATGCCTTGCTCACCCTCATCTTGGGCGTCAGCAGGTTGGCCACCAATGAATCGGCCATACTCTTGGTCAATCGGGAACTCTTCAGCCATGGTTACTCCAGTAATTGTTTAATCGCCCAAATCCCGCACTACCATCGCCGGTATGTCTTCTACGCCCAATGTGTGCAATGCGCCCAATCGATGAGCGCCCTCTAAAACATATGGACCACTTTCATCCACTGCAACAATCAGTGGGTCAATGTATCCATTGTTTTTAATTTGTTCAGCAAGATTGTTTACACGTTCCAAATCATTTTTTGCATAAAACAAATCTTGAGGATTAGTTGTTTCGAACGCAGACATTGGAACGCTACGAATGCCCTTATCAATTTCGTAATTAGAAAACGTGGCAGGAATTGAAGATGTGTTCTTTATTTGCTCTCCAACTCGCAAGCCAGATACAGAAGACTTTGCTTCTGGATATTCAAATTTTTTGCCACCAATAGCTTTCAACTGCTCGTCATTGCGCTTGAGGATGTCTGCAAGCTCATCAGAGAACAGGACGTAGTTGGATGTGCCCGGCATAACGTCAGCACCAAATCCTTTTTCTTTTTGTTCTTTGGCGTAATCTAATGCTTGCTGCTCAGTCATAAATGAAACAGGCTCACCATATGGCTCACCTTTATATGAAGTTTGCACTCTAAAGTTAGAGCGTGAGCCAGCGTCTTTGTATCGGATGCCGGGGATACCAAGTGCCTTTAATTGTTGCGAAGCAAGCGGCATTCCAAACTTTTCTTCTGCCTGTTCCGCAGAAAAATGAATTGGAGCATCTTGAGCATAACGGCCAGTTAAACCACGATAGTATTCAGCGCCACTACCGTACAGTTTATCTTTGGCCCGCTTGTCAACAGACAACATAGACTTTACATAATCGCTTTGCTCACTTAGTGGCTTGTCCCAATCCAAGAAGTGATGCGGACTAAGCGGGTCAGCAGCCTCTCTCGCGGCGTCGGGCCAACTGAGGTTTGTTTCGTAGAGATTACCAACGCGAACATTGGGGATTAGTTTTTGTCTGGCTGATTTAGTAATGGATTTGTCATCCAAAATGCCGTCAAGAATTTTTACCGCCTTCATAGCAACATCTGGCTCTGCCGCAGAAACTCTGTTTTTTGCCTTTCTATACAAGTCATCTGCTGCTTTTGCAAAGTCACCACCCATCAAATGAACTTGCATCGCGGCAACGTGCTTAGGATTGCTCCAATCCATGTTTCCGCCATCAACTTCATAATTCCCAAGACCTCTCGCATATCCACCGGCAACCTCTGGATTTTCTGCAAAGTACAGCCCATGCCCATAAGCTTGAGCACCCTCACCAGTGCCAATCTTTGAGATGTCAAACTTGTCGAACTTGTGCGGGCTTCCGTGGTAAGCCTTGATGGCACCAGCCAATGCAGGGGCTAGGAACTTACCTCCTAATGCAGCAGCGCCCTTCAGCAGGGGACCACCGGCGACATCCATACCAGCCTGTAGAGCAGCAGAGCCATAGTCGCCCTGCATCGCGGACTTACCGGCGCCGACAAAAGGGATGAAGTCAGCCGCAGTGCTCAGCGCCTCTTCAGCCTTTTTAGCACCCGGAGCCTTGCGCATCTCCACCTTGCCGGTGTCCATGGCGGCCATGGTTCCGCCCTCGAGCATGGCGCGCAGCTGGTCGCGGTTATCCTTGCTCTTTGCGTGTTGCTTGGCCGCGTCTAGGATTGCGCCAAATACCTTCTCTCGGCCGGGCATAAAGCTATCCGTAAGATCTTGGTTCTTGATTTTGAACTTGTCGATTTTGTCCACGGCTGAGCCCCAGAGTTTTATCCTGCAGATAAAGTATTATACCGCATAGGGATTTTGCCTCTTCGGCATACCCGAATCAACATAATCGTCTTCGTCCCAAGCTTCTTCAGGCGGCGGGTCAATATCAATCCATCCCGCATCACGCAAGAATCTTAATGCCTGCGTACAGTTGTGTACCAACATCCCATTGGCGTAGTAACAATGCTCACCCTCTACCGTCAGATCAAACACATGACGCATGGTATGGGTGTTGATAACGCGATCTACCGAGACGGAAACGTGATTCGGCTGTTTGGCAGGCGGAACCACAAAACTCTTTCCGAAGGCTTTTGCGCATATCCTCTTTGCCGCACCATTTGCAGTTGAAAGGCGATTCCACATAAACCCTAGGCTTTGCCCAAGCTTTAGACAAAGACGTTTGGGCATGCTGCTTATGCCACTCAATGCCCTCCGGAGATCTGTGCCAAGCCGCTGCACTTGATCTGATTCGCTCAAGATGCTTGAGTTGCTCTGGGCTCCTGCTTCTTGCGGACAACTCTTCTCTATGCTCCGCCCGGTGCTCTTGCTTTGTAATGCAAGCCAAATTGCTGATGTCGTTGTTGGCTGTGTTGCCGTCGATGTGATGGATGTGCATGCCTTCGGGAATTGGCCCGTTGTGATAAATCCAAACATCTCGGTGCAGCCTATGACCAGCCCTTGCAAAATACTTCCTATGCGCTGGATTGCTGCTTTCAGGGTATCGGTTGTATTTGCGACCGTTAAAAACCACTGACTCCACTTTGATACCTGTTGATTTGAACGCCATAACACCTCCTTATTGAGGTATACATTATGGACGCCTTGACTCAAAGCATCAACCCTTGTCCATCCAAACTGAGTCATAACGCGATGTTCTGCGGTGGCCAGCAAATTATTAACAGCCCAAACCTCTTTAATCCCATTGTCATGAACTGCGGTAACTCGCCGCGGCCCAGCGGGGGTCATGACCATTTCGCCGACTTTAATATCTTTGATTGCCTTAACCCTGTCGACCATCAATACTTGAGTCAAAGAATCAACGCAGGAATCGACATAATCGTCATGCGTGCAGTCAGGGAATGAACAGATCTGGCTAACAAACCCTTCAGCCCAGTCTCTTACATAGCCGGGCCTCTGCGAGCTCTCAGGAAGCCATACACGGCCTCGAGCGATGACGTTGGATACAATGTTCAGGCGCTGCATCTTATCGGCTCTGCCGGGGTTATACGCCCGTACAGGCAGGTGAGCACGCTGCAGGTCTTGGATCAGTGAGATACCAGCAGACTTATCTTCGACCAGTATTAGGTCTACCCGCTTACGGTCTTTACCCTCGCCGAATACAGTCTCGTACTCTTCAATGACTTTGGGTCGCAGATCAGGGTATTGCAGGCGGTCTTGCCAGCAGTCAATGATCATGGCTGACATCGGGCCATCTAGCGGCTTGAACACACCGAAGGTTATGCAGGCGGTCGGGTCGTTCTGCACCTTCTCAGATGTAGCCACGTCATAAGACTGGACAATGTACTCGAACCGGGGAAATTCTTTCCCTGCGGGCCAGAGCTTGAACATGTCACGCTTAACAATCCCCGACTCTTCGGGGTCAAGGATCTCAGCGTAGATTTCCTGCCTTCCTAGTTTCGTGCCCTCGTACTGAAGGATCTGCTTCTGGAAGCTGGGCGCTAGGTTGGCGATGTTGTCGTATGTCGATGCAGTAGTCAGGACCACATCGTCGCCCTCTCGGGAGACTAGATCGACAATCAGGTCTTTAGGTCTTGGCGTAGTGGTGGCGACTATCCGGGTCTTGTTACCCAGACGCACGCCGAACATGATTTGGTCCCACGCATCCTGCAGGTAGTCCCATGCGGCCAGCTCGTCTAGCCATGCGCCGTGATACTGGCCACCCCGGAAACGCTCCGGCTCACTGGCAGGAATGCCTTTGATGAGAGAGCCATTGATAAGCTTGATCTCGTGGTACGCGCGGTTGTAGTCGGCGATTAGCTCTTTAGGTATGACGTTGATTAGACCGGAGTCACCTTCATAGCAGGTGGCGCGCACGTCAGCAGATGTAGGGGCGGCCACAAGCCAGCGGGTGCCGGGCTCTGTCCATGCCCACCATCCAACCTGCTCTGCAGCAGTTCTTGTCTTCCCCGCTCCACGTCCGGCGAGCAGCAGCCAGATGGTCCACCACTCGCCGACCGGTACTACTTGATGTCTGTGAGCCTTCGAGAGCCACTCAGCGCGCCAAGCCCATGCGGCTTGTTGCTCTGGTGTCAGAGCCTTGAATTTAGCCCTAACCTCTGGATCTCGAAGGAGCTCAACACTCACTCAGCGGTTTCTTCCGGGGCTTCTTCAGGAGCAGGCACCTGAGCCTCGGCTTCCTGCTTAATACGCATAGCCAGCGGCCAGACATTGTGACCAGTCGGCAGGGCGCTCAGACCCATCAGGATTGCGTTAACCTCATCAGCGGTGAAAGTCAGGGTGATATTCATCAGTTGTCCTCGTTTGATTTAACCTGCTTGGCCAGCTCCATATTGGTCAGGATCCGGTCAAACAACTCTTTTGCATCTACATCTACCTTCAAAGGGTTTTCAGCATCCCCGGCGATAGTAGTACGATCGCCATACTTCTTAGGATTCCATTTGGCCAGCAGCTTAAGCCGGGTTTCAATCTGTAGCTTGCGGTGGCCCAGCATATCCTCAGTGCGAATAGTAGAGCCCTTGTCGTCTACTGTTTGAGTGTGGCCCATAACCGGAGTATCAGCGATCTGTAGGACCTCCTCAGCCATTTTGTCGTAGCCGATTTCCCTTGCGCGTGCGATTGCTGCGGAAAGCGTTTCATCGCGATACATCCAATCATAGATAGTGCGCCACTCAGGCATGTGTGCATCACGACAGATTTGGCGAAGAGGCTCTCCTTCAGAGAGTCGTTCGGTAATCTCGCGGGCAAGCTCTGGTGTGTATTTAGACGGTCGGCCAGTACGTTTCTTGGTAGGTTCCATTGGGTACCTCCATGACTAGATACAGTAATTATATCACTGGCACATAAACAACAAGAGCCCCGAAGGACTCCACTCAATTTGACTAACTTTGTTATGCCTGTATCAAGCTGCTTGAGAGATGATTGAGTTGCAAACCCAAACCTTCATGTTAGTCCCGCGAGCTCCAAACTGATCTGTGTGCTCAACCCAATCGGTGCCAATATCTTTGTGCCGGGGCTTGGTGTGATAAGCCGCAAAGTATCGGTTACCAATTGCATATACAGCTGGAGCTGTGTACCGCTGGTAACGCTGCTCAGACATGTCGCTTACATCCCAACCAAGTGTCTCGGCGATTACGGTAGCAGCTCGTTTCATGTCGGTCTCCTTAGGTCATATCCAGCGTTGTGCTGTGATGTAACTATAAGTTAGATAACTGACCGAAGTCTAATGAATCTTTTGTTACACAATAGGGAAAGAGCGTGAACCGGGTTCGTGTTAATCCGCTTGAAAGACAACCCGTATCCAGCCCACGCTCTTTTTTTAACTTACTTCTTCCACCACATCCAGTCAGGCTTAGCTTGGACCTTCTGCTCTGCCAGCTTCCATGCGTCCATCATGTAACCGAACTGGGTTGCTGCGATGTCGCGGCAGGCTGCCGACCATTGGGCGAAAACGTCTTGGTAGTTCATAACGACCTCCGTTAAGTTAATAAATGCTGCAGTGCAATATTATTACTTCACGGCGGCCATGTCTACTGCTGCATCATATGCATCTTGGTCAGACATGCTTTGATGCTTACGGATTGAGTTGATAGCAATGCGCATCTTGTTCTGTACATACGGCGGGTGCTCTGCGGGGTAAGCCTCGCTGAGAGCCTTCAGTGCCATAGAGAGTAGTTCGTCTTTAGTCATCTGTTCTCACCGTAACGCATAAGTAGTTGCCGTCAGAGTCTTTGGCGGCGTAGGAACCCTTGTTCATACACTTCTCTTCCTGCTCTACGTCAGATCTCTTCTTGTCCCACACAACAGAACCAAGCAGAACAGCAATAGCGACACAGATAGCAACATACAGAACTTCAAGCATGCGGATCTGCGTCTCCGCCTCGGTGCGCTCTTTCATTGCTTGGCGGATCAGCTCTTCGGATTCTTCGCGGGTCATACAATCCTCTTTGCCTTGCTCATATCAATGTACGCGTTAACCCGTGTTGCAGAGCCACCGTTTACTGTGGCTTGGGTTGTTGTGCGGTCCAGCCTCATGTCTACGATGTTGCCTTCGGCGTCTGCCAAGCGGCGCATCAGCAATACTTTGTCCGGCACTAGATACAACCAACCAGATAGCGGCACCCCAATAATCTTTGCGGCGGCCGCACATCTAAGAATCTTGTCATGCGTCACCAGCCATTCAGCTTGGTGAGTATTGCGGAACTGCTTTTCAGTCATGTTACGGCACTTGATCTCTACGATAGCCTGAAGGTCATCGCCCTCAAGAACCATCCCATCAAACGCCAGCGGCTTGTGCTTCGCGGTGTGCAAGAACCGGTGGAAGTGGTACTCGCGCTCAAAGAGGGCAATTGCTTCGGCCTCATGTGCCAGAGTTTCCTGCCCCTTCGGCGTCAAGATGTCCATGTCGTCCCGTTCGTCTGGTTGCAGGGCCGAGAATTGAACTCGGGTCTTTAGCGCATGAAGCTAACGTGGCACCTCTCCACTACCCTGCGCCATTGATTATACAGAAGTATTCTCTTGGTTTGCAATGTAAATGCGGGCCATCCGGCAATGGTTTAGCACTTGAGCGAGTTGATCGTCGGCCTCGGAAAGCTTGCTGCGGTTGAGGTTCTCTGCGGCATTGCGCAGCTCATGCTCTGCACGAATCAAGTAATACGACCAGTCATACGTTTCCATGTGAATCCTTGTCAAATCAGTATAAAAACTGCAACATCCATGCGCGACTATGTCGAAATCCTTTAACGGACGGGACGTTATGAAACATTTAAGAGAGTTTGCTACGGTTCGAGAGCACGAGATGTTAGATGCTATTGAAGAGCACGGAACCCAAGTTTTAGCGGCTAAAGCTCTTGGTATCTCCACACGGTCTGTAGAACGTGGTCTTCAGCGGCTCAAGATTCGCGCGGCCCGCCGGGGATTGAGTCCAGAGCATGACATGATCCATGTGGTTCCAGATGGTTTCTTAGTTAAAGGGGTTAGTACATACTACAACAAAGATGGGCGGCCTGTTGGGCAATGGGTCAAATCCACGCAAGACAAGCAGAACGCCCGCGAGATCCAAGAAGCCTTCCTTGAGGCTTTTAAGGACGACATCGTCAGAGTAGCCCCTACCAATCCGGGCACTCAACAACCAGACGACAGACTGCTGAATTGTTTTATATATGGCGACCCCCACGTCGGTCAAAGGTCATGGTGGGAAGAAACGGGACATGACCACGACCTCGAGCTAGCAGAGCAGTTATTCACCAAAGCCCACGACGATCTAGTCGAGCGCTCCCCCTCGGCAACAACAGCTCTCATCCTCAATCTCGGTGATTATTTTCACGCTGACGATGGTAGGAACATTACGCTAAGAAGCCAGAACCACCTCGATGTCGATGGACGTTACCAAAAGGTCCGCAAGGTTGGCTTCCGCATCCTGCGCTCAATGATTCAGATGTGCCTGCGCAAGCATGACCGGGTAGTCGTCTGGAACATCATTGGAAACCACGACAACTACTCGGCGGTGGACCTGTCTCTCTGGCTGCAGGTCGCTTACGAGAATGAGCCGCGGGTTCACATTGAAACCAGCGCCAACAAGTTCTATTTCCTACAGTTCGGCAAAGTCATGCTGGCCGCTACACATGGCGATACCGTAAGGATGGAGCAGATGCTAGGCATCATGGCTGCAGATCAGCCGGCAATGTGGGGGCAGTGCTCTCACCGCTATGCCCACCTAGGCCATATACACCACAAAACTCTTAAGGACTATCCCGGCGTCTCGGTCGAGACCCACCGGGTTCTTCAACCATCAGATCTCTGGGCTCACAATGCAGGCTATCGCAGCCAGCGAGACGCTCAATGCATTACCTACCACTGGGACCATGGCGAGTACGCTCGAACTATCGTCAATCCCAGCATGATATGAAAACGGGCGGTCTGGCCGCCCGGTTCATTACTCTTCGTCGTCGAAGTCTTCTTCATCATCATCTTCCAGTGCGGAGATGATCCAGCTTTCGTGCTTATCGTCAGCGTCTTCGAGCGTAGAAACTTGCAAAGCTTCAGCAGCGGTTTCGGCGTCGATGAAGTACTCAAACTTCACGTTTTGAATGATATGAAACAACATAGGGCCCCCTGTTGGTTAGCGCGGCTGCGCCCTCTTATGGTAACCCTATCGTGTGACTGATTTGCTTCAAGTTACTGACACCAATCACATAATTGGTTGCAGAGGTGTTAACAATTCCAGCAACTTGCTAACAATTTGTTATATGAACCAAATCATAACCATGATGGCGCAGATGGCGATTGAACCCAAGACCTTCTCGACCAGAGTCTCCTCATTCACAGTTGAACTTATTCCTGATGTACCCCTCGGTGGCCCCGGTGTAGAAGCTTAGAACTGCAATCAGGTGAGGCAGCAGCTCTTTGTCTTCCGGATCCTCGGAATCTACTGAGAACAGGATGTCCTGTTCCAACATCGCAACCATCAGCTCTTGGATTGCGTCCCATCCAATCTCAATTGTCGTTTTCACAAATCTCTCCGTCTTTGTATTCAACCTCACCGACGTACTTGCAGAGCCTATGCACATTCTTTACTGTAAAAGACAGTGATCCGTGCTCACGCTCAATTCCAACGCTTCCCAAGTAGGACATCAGAATCTCATCGTTCTTGTAGCTGACGCGCATGACGTAGGCTTTGCGCCCACTAGGCATCTCATACAGCTGGCGCTTGGCAATAGCCCTTGTTGTCTTTCTCATTTCTCTCCCCTTGTTCGGATAATTTGCGTCAGGGCATACCCTTGGTCATCCCAAGCACCGCAGTAGCCTTCTACTGCCTTCGCGCAAGCCTCACGCTCCGCAGCAATAACAAGTTTACCAAATTTAACAACCTCTTCCACCCCGGCATCGGCGCGGACAAACCAATCGTCTGAACAATCGTGTTTATCTAACACCCAGCAGTCTTGTGCTATGCGCATGATGTCATCGCGGTTCATTCTTCAACTCCAAAATTTTGTTTCATGTAACAGTTACAGTTCCGCCCTTGGCTGCAGTCACCGTTGCAATCTGTTTCCCAGATCAATGCTTTGATGGCGGCGATAAATTTTGTAAACATTTTTATGCCTTCTTGATTGCTTCGTAGGCTAACTCGTCGGATTTAAGCTCCATGCCTTTTGCAACGCCTTGCATGTATTGCTTATCCAGCCGATTCCATAACTCTTCGATGATGTCAGCCGCATGTGCAGCAACCTCATCAGGCACAACATCACAAACCTGCGCCCCGTTTTCTTCTCGCACCAAACTCAAGACTTGCTGTTTGCGTAACAAATCACACAGTTCTTTAATGCAAGCCGACTCATCTTCTGGCTTAACAGTGTCATTGCGGGTCATTGCTCCTCCACGGTAACGGTGTACTTGCGACCATTGACATCAGTAACCTCAAACCTTTTGGAGGTGCTGTTAAAGGCACCACCGGCATCGAGATCAATCTTTACAGGGCCAGCTGAGTAGATGAGGTTCTGGGCGTCGTTGTTCTGCAGCGTGCTGCGGCAGAGGTGTGCGATGTAGTCACAGTAAGCAAGCATGTCAGTCTCCTTAGTAAGGTCCGTGCATGTAGCTAAGCTCAAAGTAGCCATCAAGGTATCGCTCGTAAGCAAGCTTCTTGATGTCTTTGGGTAGCTTGTCAAAGTCAGGGTGTTCGCTCAGGTACTGGAGCGCCTCAGTACATCCGTGGTCATCTTCACCGTACAGATACTCATCAACAACCCAGATCGCTCCGCGAAACTTTTGGTCCATGTCGTTCTCCGTATACGGCTGGATGCCGTAGATGTAACTCTAAGTTATATCATTCCCTCTTGACAGTGAATCTTTTGTTACACGCATGCTGCGTCTCGCAATAGACGGTTCTGTATATGTATCGCTAGACATGTAATAGTTACGCTTAACCGTACTGCCAGCCGGCACCATCTCCGGGGCGTCAATGCAATAGCCGTAGGCCAGCGTTGCCAGATGGAGCGGGTGCCACATATCCACCTCGTTCATGGCATGAATGCTTCCGCCCGTTCTGGCATCTCGGTGACTCTTGTAATTCATTTGCTGCTCAACCCCTTGATGTAGTCGTCAATCTTTGAATCAGTCCAGCCGAGCTTCTTAAGGGCTTGGATCAGCGCTTCGTGGAAAGAAGTGTTCACAGTCGGTCTCCTACCGCTTGTCGAGTTGGATTTCGTAAATGATGCCGTCGTAATCGCTGGTGCTGGCCAGCGCCTCGAGGTCATCTTCAGTGAGCATAGTTCCATCATCAAACTCTGCGTATGAGATGTACGCATCGGCAATACCCATGCTGTGATAGATGCCAGACAGCTGGATGGTGCTGTACTTAATCTTGCGGCCGTTGAGTTCCATATCAGTCTCCTGTTGGGGGCCGAAGCCCCCATGGTGAGTGTTTAGTTTTCGACAGGGATAATCTTGTCCAGAGTGCGGGCGAACCTGTTTTGGTGAGCACCGTACATAAAGCCCAGCTGGAACATAGAGGTCTCAGGATCATCCGTCACAACCTCCGGTCCAACCTGCTCACCGGTCTGGGTATCCACCATGTGAGCGGCCCAGTTACCTTCGTCGTTCTTGTAGCAGCGGAATTTCATGTCAGCCTCCTTAGCGCGTGGCGGTCTTGATGCTGAACACGGCGGTCGTCTTGGTGTAACGAGCGATCGCATCAGCCGGGATGTTGAATTCAGCAGCCAGAGCCTTCCAATCAACCGAAGAGCGGTTGGCTTCAACATAGGTGGACTTGAAGATGTTGCCCTCGAATACGGTGGGGCCACCGGCGCTAGCAACATCCTTGAGATGATCCTTGATTGCATCCGCCTGAGCGGTCAGATCAGCAATCTGTGCAAGCAGCAAACCTAGCTCGTCAACTTGGGTGAGGGTACGGTCCATATCGGTCTCCTTAGTTCATGTCCGGCGTCGTTGCCGTAGATGTAACTCTAAGTTATACAACCCTAGAGATACAGTGAATCTTTTGTTACAACATCAGCATCACGCAAAAGCCGCAAACAGTCAGCGAGTACCACCCAACAGTCTTCTCGGCGTTCAGCCAAAACTTGCGGTGTTCCATGCCAATCGGGAAGTCTTGCCATAGATTAAGAACAGTCAGTTTCATAGATTCGCCGTCAGAGTAAGAATCACAAGAACCGCAACCGCAGCACCGAAGCAAAACTTCTCCCAGATCGGATGCTCCGCTTCCTTGACATACAGCGGCGCATCCCAACCGTAAGCCTCCTTCATCGACCGAGCAATACGGTAGTCACTAGCTCGGAACTCAGTGAACATCTTTTGATTCTTTTCCACGACACTCTCCATTTATATAAGTAGTTATAGTACCCATGCTGGTGAGACGCACCTAGCCTATCCCTAGGTGCCTTCAACTGTTACCCACGCCGGAGCCAACAGCACCCGCCAGACGTTCGATCAGAGGCTCTGGCTTCGCCACCTCCCACGCATCTCAGACCTAACCCCACAGTGCGCGTATCCCTAGACTCCTGCCGTATCTCGCCGACAAGCCTAGCGGTCATCCAAAAGCAAAACCCCGATACATTGATAGAGGCTTGGCCCTTGGCTTGGGCAACTCTGGACACGGAATCTCGGTAACGTGTTGCAGAGCCACACAAGCCCCTATCAAAATACCGGGGTCTTCCGAGATTTGGTGCCTAGGTGCCACCCCAGACAGAACGAACCTTATACGACTCGAGAGAGTGTGTCAAGCACCTTTGCGATTGTGTCGTTTAGCACAGACATCTCTGTAGCTTTCATAACCGACCACATGCGCTTCTGCCCGTGGATCCCATTATGGGACCCCTGATGGCAATCCTTGCACAGAGGGATGCAGAGGTACTGCTTGTGCTGCTCTATATGATGAGCATCACTAGGACCAGCCGCCCCGCAAACCCCGCAGGGCATCTCCTTGATCCGTTGCATGTAACGCCTTTCGGCCGCGTTCAGTTTGTTGTTCACAGCTTACTGACAATCTTGCGTTGGTAAGAAGTGCAGCATGTCCCATCAGGAAAGTACAACGTGCCGGTCTTTACATCTACCCATACATTCTCAGCGCGGTTGATCCACGCAAGGATCGGGGCAACCTTGATTTCAGAAGTCCCACACAGGCCCTCAACAGTTGCAGGCTTAATCTTCGGATGGGTTCGCAAGAATGCCAACAGCTTGTCGTAAGGCAGGCACGGTCCTTCTTCAGAGGTTTGCCAAATTTTCACGCTACCGCTCTTCCTTCGCGGCGGTTTGAAGCTTCTAAACTTCGCCACACGTCCACCCGCGCCTGTGCTGCAACTAGATCCCATCTCAACTTCTCCTCACGTTCAATGGCTGCACGCAGCCCCTCTAACAACTCTTTATATTCGGGATGAGCGTAAGCCTCACGCTCCTGAGCACCAATACTCTCTTCCCGGTGCTTCTGCATCAGCAGAGCCTTCTTAGACTTGCGGAACTCCTCGAGATAAATCCGCTCGGCCTTTGCCTGAGCAAACTGTTCAGAGTTCTTCAAGATGTAGTCAATCGCCTGATTGGGGTCTATGTCTCTCATGTGCTCTCCATCTTTACCGGGAGGCAGTAATAGTTCCCGGGGTCTGTTTGTTCGTATGAAGCGCGCACGCTCTGGCACTCTTCCAAGGTATCTAGCGTTTCAATCAACGTCCAGTGACCGCTACTCAGCAACAACAGGTTGAACCAGATGATCATCACAGATCTCCCTAGCAACAGCTGCCCAAGCCTCCAGACTACACTCAATTGTGTAGTTGTAGTCATGCCACCAGTCCGCTTGCTGAGTACACACATGTACACACATTGGATACACAGCTCGCCACTCGCCTCGCTGGCGCTTGTAGATCAGTAGGGGGATCAATCCTTTTGACTGGTGGCAGGTCTGTTCCCACCAACCCCTCACGTCTCCGAGCGTAGCCTTGGCGTGGTCTTTGACCTCTATGCCCCAGCCGGGCACGCCAATCAGGTCTGTATCGCCGTGGTCATTCCTAACTCGACGGTGCGCGTTCCACCCGGTTAGCTCAAAGATGAGATTGGCAACCGTGCGCTCTCCGCGCTTGCCTTTCTCTTTAGAGAACTTACTCATCCTTACCCCCAAAAAGCTTTTGAGCTTTCTTGCGGCGGTCTTCATGAATCCTAGTCATCAAGTCCTTCAGCATCTCAGAGGCGGTCTTGCCGCGAATCTTCTCGCGCTCAACCAAACCTTCCCGGCGTTGTGGCATGGGATAAGTCAGCAGGCGTTTAGCCTCGCACTCGAGCGCCCATAGGTGGCAGTTACTACAGACCTTGCAGCCATCCTGCAGCGTGACCATGCTGGGCGCGTACTCGCACTTAGTGCTACCTAAACAAGGCATCCACGTCTCCTCGGTCTAATGGCAGTTCTGCGGTTCTGCTCCGACTGATGGCGATGGCGCTGAATCTGAGAGTCAGCAACTGCGTGCACATAGCCACCGGCGGTCAGCTCAAAAAACTCCTTAAGCACCG